TGGAAAGTAGAAGTCTGTGTCGTAATGGATATGTGTCTTGATGGTGCTGATTTATTCTTTGACCATCATGAAACTAATCTAGTAGAAATAGATGTTACAGAAGCAAGAGATGAAAGTGATGCTTGGAATGTAGCATGTAGAGAAATACAAGATAACTTTAGAAACTATTATGGTGCAAACCATAAAGACTATTGGGATTTGTTAGGGTTAGACTTTGACAGAGATAGTAGTTACATAGAATATATAGAGGAGGAAGAACAAGATGGACTCTAGTGAACTAGCAAGTAAGTGGATAGGTAGTATGTCTGATGCACATATAGAAATCAGTCAATACATTGTAGAAACTAACCTGGAAGATGAAGAGATAGCTGAGCGTACTGGCTATCCAATTGACTGGGTTGAAGCAGTAAGGGAAGAACACAATGGATAAATTTGATGAGCTGCTAATGTTAGCTAAAGAAGAACCAATCAAAAAGAAAGTAACCAAGTGGAGTCTGTTAGCTCCCACAATTATAGAGTTACATGACAATAAAAACTTTTCTTTTGAAGATATAGGTAAATGGATTTTGTTACACATGGGTATCAAGGCCAGTACAACCTCAGTCTATCAAGCATATAGGAGATACAAAGATGCCTAACTGGTGTACAAATGATGTAACAATATGGGGGCTGGAAGAACAACCAGCTAAAGATTTATTAGCAGCAGCAAAAGAAGGTAAGTTATTACAATGGATTGCTCCAATGCCTAAAGAACTAGAAGATACCAAAGCACCAAGTGATGATGGTGTTAACTGGTACAACTGGCGTGTAAATAAATGGGGAACCAAGTGGGATGTTCATCCTCATTATATTGAATATGATAAAGGTAAAGATAATATCTACACAGTAGAACTATCATTCGATAGTGCATGGTCACCACCTGTTCAAGCATTTGAAGTGCTGCAAGAAAAATATCCTGAGATAGATGTTGACCATTATTATTTTGAACCAGGCTGTGACTTTTGTGGATGTAATGGTGATGACTATAGTCCCTATGAAATCTATAAACAAACCAAAGATGGTATCAAACCTAATCAAGAAGTACAAGAACTAATAGATAGATTTGGTTTAATGGAAGGTTATTATGATGACGAAGAAGAGGCAGTAGGGTGAAACAATTTGAAAGAATGGACAAGAAGTTCTCAGTATGGGTAGGTGGTACTGAGGTAACTGATTATTATGTCACCTATAGTAAAGCATTTGCCATAGCAAATAAGTATAGAGAAAAAGGCTATGATGATGTTGTCATGAGAGTGGAGGATTATGAGCTATCCAAGTAGAGAAGAAGGTGATAAGAATTTCTTTGACCCTGAAGCAGAAAAAGAAGAAGAGTGGGATGAGCAAGAAGCTGCTGAGTATAGAGCAGATAGATTGTATGACGAGTGGAAAGAAAGACAGGCAGGTTTGTATGACTAATGAACAAATAGATAGACTAGCTGAGCTAGAGTTTAAGTATGAAACTTTAGTTAAATATACTGCAATGAAGATGTTCCTACCACCAGAACAAATATCTAAAATCATAGATGAAACTTATGATAAACTTAAGCGTGAAGAGCAAGAAAATTATTATAAGAAACTCTATGGAGAAGATACATTTGAGCATTGAAACCTGGGAAATTCCAATTCAAATAGAGATACTAGTAACGACAGAAGCTAGCTCTAAAGAAGAAGCAATCGAAATGATTGAGTCATTAGATGATGCAGAATTACTAGAGATAATGTATAATAATAAGGAAGTAGTAGGGAATCTAGGGATGGACTCCAAAGCAATTCATTGATATAATCAACGCAATAGAAATTCATATCATCTATTCGGGGTACCCATCCTCAGCCTCGTCAATTCCTGCTCACTGATATGGGATTGATTGCCCTAAGCAATCGCTTTTATAAACTATAAACAAGGAGCAAATATGCCAATAGTATTAGGCAAGACTAAGTTCAAAACTGCACTCACTCAACACGATGTATACCAAGGTCAATCGACTGGGAAGTATGCTGTTCAATTAGAGTTGGATGATAACGCAGCGAAGGAACTATCTAGTATGGGTGTGAATATAAAAGAGTATGAAGGTACTCCCATTAGAAAGTTCACATCTCGCTACGAAGTTCCAGTATACATCAATGCAAATGAACAATGGGATAAAGAGTTACCTAATGGTACTCAAGTTAAACTAGAATATGTAACTAAGAAGCATCCTACCGCAGGTGAGGTCCCATATATGAAGCGTATTCTTATACTTGAAATGGGCAAAGATGATTTGTCTAAGGGTGATTCGGCTTTCTTTGAGGAAGAGCCTCCATTCTAAATCTCATAGGTAAGTCTAGTATCTATGTTTCTCCTCAATCTTAAGCGGTACGCTGCACCCGTCTAGACTAGCAGCACATTTAAATTAAATGAGGTATAGGTATGAGTAAATTCATAAGGCACGACCCGTGTCCAGAGTGTGGTAGTAGTGATGCACTAGCAGTCTATGATGACCACATGCATTGTTTTGCAGAAGGTTGTAGTTACTTTAAGAAGACAGATGAGTCAGAGTATCAACCACCACAATCAGAACCAGACCATAAGTTCTTCAAAGAGTCACAAGAGTTGAAGGCTGTTGGTACATACAGAGATATACCAGAGCGTAGAATATCTGTAGATATATGTAAGCAATACAAAGTACGAATAGCAGAAGATGACCAAGGTAATATCAAACATTACTATCCATATACAGACCAAGCGTGCAGAGTTGTTGCCTACAAAGTCAGAGAAGTATCAACTAAGAAGTTCCATACAGAAGGTAACTTCAAAGAAACAGGATTGTTTGGTGAGTGTATCTACAAAGCAGGTCAGAAGTACATAACAATTACCGAGGGAGAGATAGATGCACTGTCACTTGCTGAAGTATTCCATGGCAAGTGGCCAGTTGTATCACTCAAGAATGGTGCATCAAGTGTAGAGAAATCTATACAAGGCAGCTATGATTTCCTTAACTCCTTTGACTACATAGTCCTAGCATTCGATGATGATGAAGCAGGTCGTAATGCAATAGAAAAAGCAATCGCTATGTTCTCACCAGAGAAGATAAAGATTATGTCTTATCCAGAAGGATACAAAGACATATCAGATATGCTGCAAGCAGGACTTATCAAAGAGATTAGTGAGTCATTCTGGAATGCTAAGAGCTGGATGCCATCAGATATTATAGGTGCTACCCAACTAAAAGATGAGTGGATGAACAGACCAGATATGATTTCAATCAAGTATCCATGGGTATGTCTAAACAATATGACCAAAGGTTTCCGTGCAGGTGAGTTAGTTACTATCACATCAGGCACAGGTATGGGTAAGTCATCTGTTATGAGAGAGCTAGAGTATCACCTGCTAACTAAGACTAAAGATAAAGTAGGTATCATCCATCTAGAAGAAACAACTGAAAGAACTATTGATGGACTGGTTGGTTTACATCTAGACAGAGCATATCATCTTGATGATGTCAGAGCGCAGACAGACCCTAAGGTTGCAGAGAATGCATTCAATGAATTGTTCTATCGAGCAGATGGTGAAGAAGCATTGACACTATATGATGGTAAAGAGTTATCAGTTGATAAGATTATATCTAGAATCAGACTGATGGCTAAAGCACAGAAGATTAAGTGGGTTGTACTAGACCACCTTAACCTTGTGATGTCAGGTGATGTCAAGGTAGATGAGCGTAGAAATATAGATGCATTGATGACTCAGCTACGAGAAGTTGTAGTTGAAACCAACATAGGATTGTTTGTTGTATCTCATCTATCAAGACAACCAGGAACATCACATGAAGAAGGTGCAGCAATATCCTTATCACACCTTCGAGGTTCACAAGGTATTGCACAACTATCTAATATGGTGATTGCACTAGAGCGTAACCAACAATCAGATGACCCAATCACCAGAAACACAACAACACTTAGGATACTGAAGAACAGATACACAGGTGAAACAGGAGTTACTGGACATCTATTGTATGACCAAGTAACAGGTAGATTAAATGAAACAGTAGTAGAAGATGAGTAAAGTTATATTCGACATAGAAGCTAATGGATTAGAACCAACCAAAGTATGGTGTATTGCAGCTAAAGTCTATGGACAAAGTTGGGATGCTAAGTTCTTTGGTCCAGACCAGATACATAACTTCTATGACTGGTTGATGTATGTCAAAGCAGATACATTAATTGGACATAACATCATAGGTTATGACCTACCAGTTCTTATGAAGTTAACTAAGTTTATATGGCAAGGTAAGATAGAAGATACATTAGTTATGTCTAGACTAGATAACCCTAGTCGTGAGGGAGGTCATAGTCTAGAGTCATGGGGGCAAAGAATGAATTTTCCAAAGCAAGACTTCCATGACTTTGATAACTATTCTGAGAAGATGAAAGAGTATTGTATCAATGATGTAGATGTTACCTACAGAATATACGATATGTTAAGCAAGACTAATCTATCTAAAGATGCACTTAAGTTAGAGCATCATACAGCTGAGATTATTCAGCAGCAGAAAGATAATGGTTGGTTGTTTGATTCACAGAAAGCTACTGTGTTATTAGCAGAATTAAAACAAGAGATGGTTAATGCAGAGAAAGAAGTACATGAAGTATTTGAACCATTACCTGTATTCAAACCATTGCAGTTTCCAAGTAAACCATACACATTAGATGGTGAAATATCTGGTAACTTTTTAAGACAACTAGATGCATTAGCATTCTTAGATGATGAGTTAGGTTGGGGATGTTGGACTCTCCCTCCTTTCAACTTAGGAAGTAGACAACAGATAGGTAGATACCTAATGCATTATGGATGGGAACCTTTAGAGTTTACTGAAACAGGACAACCCAAAGTTTCAGAAACAATCCTTGAGGGAGTTGATATACCAGAGGCTCAGTTAATAGCAAAATACCTAATGCTACAAAAGAGAGTTGGTTTAGTTTCTTCATGGATAGATAGTATAGATATAAAAGATGAAAGAATACATGGCTCAGTAAATAGTTGTGGGGCTGTGACAGGTCGAATGACTCATACCAAACCTAACCTGGCACAAGTCCCATCTGTTAATAGTCCTTATGGTAAAGAATGTAGAGAGTTATTCATTGTACCTAAAGACTATAAGTTAGTAGGTTGTGATGCATCTGGTCTAGAGTTAAGAATGCTAGCACACTACATGAATGATTCTGATTACACCAAGGAGATATTACATGGCGACATACACACAGCTAATCAAAACGCTGCAGGACTTGAATCTAGAGATGCTGCAAAAACCTTTATCTACGCATTCCTCTACGGAGCAGGAGATGAAAAGATTGGAAGCATCGTTAAAGGAAGTAGAGAAGATGGACGATTACTTAAGGAGCATTTCTTATCTAACACGCCTGCACTTAAAAGTCTACGAGAGCGCATTACAAAAGAGTCAGAAGGTGGTAAAATTAAAGGACTAGATGGCAGGAATCTACACATAAGAAGTTCTCATGCTGCACTTAATACATTGCTACAATCAGCTGGAGCAATTGTAATGAAGAAAGCACTTGTGATACTAGATGGTTATTGTAAAGATTATCAAATAGATTACAAGTTTGTAGGGAACATCCATGATGAGATTCAAACAGAAGTAAGAGAAGACCAAGCAGATATGTTTGGACAGTTTGCAGTAGCAAGTATTGTCGAAGCAGGTAAGGTATTCAATCTTAATTGTCCTCTAGATGCAGAGTACAAGATAGGTAATAGTTGGGCAGATACACACTAAGGAGGTGTTATGAATATCAGAACATTAGTAGATGATATATACGAAGTATTAAAAACAAACCAAGCAGCAGACGGAGTAGATGTAGACAAAGTCGTTGATGAGTTTGGTGAAGCAATGAAAGATATGCTACGCAATGTAGTCACAGAGAAAGAAGATAAGCGTACCTTACGAATGAGTAACATAGGTAAACAAGATTTATATCTATGGTATTTACATAATGGTTATGAACCAGAAAAGATGACTGCTCAAACTCTTATGAAGTTTCTATATGGTCACGCTACTGAGCATTTAGTTCTAGCATTAGCTGAGTTATCTGGACACGAAGTAACACACAAACAAGCAGAAGCAGAGATAGAAGGTATCAAAGGTTCTATGGACTGTATTATTGATGGTAATGTTATGGATGTTAAGACAACTTCTGCCTTTGGATTTAAGAAGTTTAAAGAAGGTACTCTAAGGGATGATGACCCCTTTGGATATATCGACCAATTACACGCATATTCTGAAGCCTCAGGGCATGATTCAGGTGGGTGGTTAGCTATCGATAAACAGAGTGGTGCATTATGTACTCACTTCGAGTCTTTCAAATATGATAAACCAATCAAAGAACGCATCAAATATTTACAATGGTTAACTACCAGTAAAGATAAACCAGAGCGTTGCTTTGAACCTGTACCAGATGGTAAGTCAGGTAATATGAAATTATGTACACAATGTAGTTACTGTGTATATAAGAAGCATTGCTTTCCAGAGCTGAAAGTATTTGCTTATAGTACTGGACCTAGGTTTTTAACTAACATAGTTAACTATCCAAAGGTTCCAGAGATTTATAATTTCTTTGAGGAATAAACTATGAACCAACAAAAAAGACTAATCAATCATTTAAGTGAATTTAAAACTATAGACCCACTAGAGGCATGGAGGAAACTAGGTATCTATAGATTGGCAGCACAAATTCATGTACTAAGAAACAAAGGTTACAACATTGAAACTAAAGATAAAGATGTTATGAATAGTTTTGATGAGAGATGTACTGTAGCTAACTATGTATTACTAGATTAATGAAGACAACATTTTATATTAATCCTGTTCCTGCAAGTAGACCACGAGTTACAAGGTGGTCTACATTCTTTCCTAAAAGATATGCAGCATTCAAAGAAGAAATGAAAGAGTTACTTAAGGATACTATCTATACACCACAAGAAGGTAACTTATATGTAAAGCTAGACTTCTATGTTGCCATGCCAAAATCATGGTCAAAGAAAAAAAGAGAACACAAAGCAGGAAAATTTTGCGATAATAACTCAGACATAGATAACTACATCAAGGCTATTCTAGATTCACTTGAAGGTATCTATTACAACAACGACAAACAA